TATGCACATGGGTCTGCTGATCGATGCAGAAACGGTTCAGAGTTACGCTTACGATGCCAGCATTGATGAGGAGACCTACAACAGGGTTAAGCTGGCGCAGGCAGACAAAGACGGCGGTATTCGCAGGATGTATATCGCGGAGGATGAGGAAAACCAGAAGAAATGGGGTACGCTGCAGCTTTTTGAAATCATTGAAGACAATGAAAACGCCCAGAACAGGGCGGACATGCTGCTCAAACTCTATAATACGCCGATGAAGAGTCTACGCATGAACGGCGTGCTGGGAGACCTTCGGGTGCGGGCGGGTTGTTTCGTGATCGTACAGATGGAATTGGCAGATGAAAAGATTGATGGTTTCATGCTGGTTGAGAGCTGCCGTCATAAATTTGACGATGGACTGAACACGATGGACTTAACCCTGAAGGGAGGGAATTTCCATGCCTGACATGATCACTATCATGAAGCGGGCGGCCATGGAGGCAGTAGAGGCCCAGAAACCGGCAGCCTTGACGCTGGGTACGGTGGAAAGCGAAAACCCGCTGGAGATTCGGGTAGAACAGAAGTTCAGGCTGAGGGCATCGCAGCTCATTATCCCGCGAAGCCTGACAGAATATGACCTTGAAATCGGGATCCTATTATTAACCGACGCGGAAGGCGAGCCTGCGCATGCCCATAGAATTGCAGGTGAAAATGTGGTTCGGGTAAAGAATGCGCTGAAGGTTGGAGAAACGGTGATGTTGCTCAGAATGCAAGGCGGCCAGAAATACATGATACTGGACAGGGTGGTGGAAGGATGAATCTGTTGCCGACGGGCGCGCCGGTGGTCGGGGCGCAGTTTGAAACGAGGATTTACCCCAGCAAAACCTACGCCATGGATCTTGAGAACGGGCGGATTTCCGGGTATGCGGATGGCATTACAGCCATCCGGCAGGCGGTCTATAAGGCGTTGCGGACGGAGAGATTCCAACATGAGGCATATTCTGCGAATTACGGCGCGGAACTGATTGATAAACTGGGAACGCCTGCAGGGTATGCGGTATCGGAAATTAAACGCTGCATTGCGGAAGCGTTGACATGGGATAGCCGCATCGATGCGGTGGACGGATTTGAATTTGAAGTTCGCGGGAACCGGGTACATATACGCTTCACGGTGCACAGTATATACGGCGATACGCAGGAAGAAACCGAGGTGATGATCTGATGTTTGAAGGCATGAATTACAAGGCCATCATGCAGCGGATGTTAGACAGAATCCCTGAAGATATGGACAAGCGCGAAGGAAGCGTGATCTGGGACGCTCTTTCCCCAGCTGCATTGGAACTGGAGATTGCCTATATTTATATGGATTATGTGCTATTACAGGCATTTGCAGATACACAGGAGCGGGAATATCTGATCAGGCGCGCTGCGGAACGTGGAATTGCGCCTGATCCGGCCAGCAGGGCAATCCTGAAGGGTGAATTTACGCCGGTTGGAATCGACTTAAAGGGCAGGCGCTTTTCACTCGGAAAGCTGAATTACACGGCGCTGGAGCCTATAGAAGGCGAAACTGGCGCATGGCAGATGGAATGTGAAACTGCGGGCGCGGACGGCAATCGGGCATTTGGCGCACTGATCCCGATTGAATACATCGACGGACTGCGGACTGCAGAATTGACGGCACTGCTGATTCCTGGCGAAGATGAACAAAGCACGGAAAGCCTGCGTGAGGAATATTTCGCTTCTTATACCAGCATTGATTACGGCGGAAATATCGCAGGATACCTGAAGATGGCGCTGGATATTCCCGGTGTGGGCGCTGCACGGGTGACGCCGGCCTGGAAGGGCGGCGGCACAATTGAGATTACGATCCTGGACGCGAATTATAACGCTGCTACAGACACGCTGATTCAGGAGGTGCAGGGGATCATTGATCCGAAGCAGGACGGCAGGGGAGATGGCCTTGCATTCATCGATCACATTGTGACGGTGGATACGGCAACGGTGGAGACAGTGAACGCAGCTATGAACGTTGAGTTTGAAAGCGGATATAGCTGGGATACCATGCAGACGCAGGTGCGCGCAGCCATTGAGAATTATTTCACGGAGTTGCGGAAAGCATGGGCGGATGTGGAAGCCATTATTGTGCGCACGGCGCAGATTGAATCGCGCATCCTTGCGCTGGATGGCGTGGTGGATATTTCAGGGACAACGCTTAATGGCGCTGCGGGGAATCTGGCGCTTACAGCAAGAGCGATTCCGGAGCTGGGGACGGTGACGAACAATGGAGCGTAAAGCAAGGCTGCAGGAATATTTGCCGGATTTTATGGCGAAATTCCGGGAAATGAATGCGTTGCTGGAAACGGAGAATCCGGAATTTGACCTGATCCGCAAACATTCCGATGGAATGATAGAAGATTTTTTTATTGAAACTGCATCAGAGCCCGCAATTGCCCGCTATGAGAGGATTATGGGCGTGCGGCCTGCGGCTGGAGACAGCCTGAAAACGCGTCGTTTGCGCCTGCTGCTGGCTGCAGGGCGCGTGGAACGATTCACGATTGCCCGGCTGATCGAAACTGCGGCGCGTCTGGGAGAGGAACTTGAGGCGGAATTGCTGGATGGATTCAGGATTGCACTGGATTTCATTGCGGCGGATCCGGAAAACATTGAAATTCTGATTGAGGAATTTCGGGAGAGCCTGCCGGCACATCTGGAAATCCTGGTGCGCAATGTGACCAGCGTGGGCGGCATCAGCTATATGGGCGGTTCGATGGCGCAGAGCACGGTATATACTTTCACGGAGGTATGACAAATGGCATTTTCAAAATATGTGATCACCAACGCCGGTCGAAACCTGATGCTTGATTGCATGGAGAGCGGGGATTTTCAGATTGAAAAGCTGGTGCTGGGCAGCGGCAGATATGGAGGCATCCTGACAGAGATCGAGAATGTGGTGGAACCGGTGCTGGAGTTCAGCGGAGATACGCTGACAGTGAACAGGCGAGGGGAACAACTTGAGGTGCGCTGCAGGCTGACCAATGAACAGCTGGATCAGGGCTTCGAATGGCGCGAATACGGCCTGTATGCGACGGATGGTAACAAAACCGTACTGTTTTGTTACGACAACGCAGGAGAGAATCCGGTGCCTGTCTCATCTGCATCCAGTGGGGCTGCGCTGAGCAATACCATTAAAGTCATCATCGCAGTGGATGAAGCGGCGACTGTGAACGTTGAATTTCAGCCTGATGCTGAGATCATCGTTGACGATGTAGTTACTCCGGATGGTGTGAATCCTGTCACCGGCGCAGCTGTAGCGGCATATGCGGCGACCACGGCGCTGTATTCCCTGACAATCCCGGCAGAAGGGTGGAATGATGTCGCTCCCTACAGTGCAGTCGTGGAGGTTCCCGGTATTCTGGAAACAGACGTCCCATTTGCATATGTTGCAAACTCTGGAGATGAAGCGGAGATGGATGCCTGGGCCTGCGTCACGGGGATTGAAACCGGGGATGGCAGTATCACTGCATATGCAATGAACGAAAAACCTGCATCGGCAATTCAGATCCAATTAAGGGTGGTGAGATAAATGGAGCGCGTACATATCAGCTTTGATGGCAGAACGCCTGTGCTTGCGCCTGCGGTAATCGCCATCGGCCTGAAGGGCGATCATAATGTGATGGAGTTTCGGATTGAAACTCCGAAAATTGCTGAATCCCAGATCGGCATGCTGAACATTGTACTGCCGGACCAGACACCGAACGCAATCATTATTCCTTCGGATGGCGTTATTCCTGTTGACGGCAGCTTTACACGGCATGCGGGGAGCGTGCAGCTGTGGGTGGAGCTAATTAGTGAAGGGAATAAGATAATATGGCACAGCTACACATGGCGCATGTATGTATGCGATCTGCCCGATGTAGAAGAAATCCTTACACAGCAGGATCCCGATTTGCTGCAGCGCATGGCACAGGCAACCCTAGCGGCAGATGCGGCCGAAAGCCAGAGGGCAGAGGCATTTTCTAAGCTAAAACTGGTTACCAGACGTGTGGATGAGGGCGTGTTGGTGGAAGCAACCAGCATTGACGGTACTGTTACTTACGCCCTGTGGGAGGATGGAGATAATCCATCTGCCGGTATACCCGGAAAAGATGGGGAGGACGGCGGATATTATATTCCGCGAGTTGAGGGCGGTATACTGGTATGGACGCCAAG